TAGGAGCAATTGATACAAAGTATTCAGCACCTTTGATGAAAAAGTGTACAACTGCTTTTGATTATTATCCTGGTTCTTATCGAATAGGAGATGCTTTTTATCCATCTCCTTTAATGGTAGATTATACAGGATCATCAATGTCCAATAAAGAATTAGTATCTCGAACTGGATCATTTTTAAGACATAGAACATTTAAAGATAATCCTTTGGCTGCAAATGGTACTCGTCCTAACTTAGTTGCTTTGGATGAGGTTGGTTTCCATTATAATATAAAAGAATCTTGGGGAGCTATTGAGGGGATTCAAACATCAAAACAAAAAAAGAATCTTGTTATTTGGGCACTAGGGACTGGAGGACTTGTTTCTGGTAGAGCAGCACTTTATGCTGAATCTATATTCAGAAATCCTGATGATTACAATTGTATTGCATTTGAAGACATTTATGAGAACCGTGGAAACATTGGTTACTTTGTTCCATTTTGGTTAACATTAAATGAGTTCAAACTAGGTCCAAATAAAATAACAGATGAATCATTAGCAAAATTATCTGTAGATATTCGTAGAGAAGAAGCAAAGAAAGCTCCAGATGCTATTGTATATCAGTCAGAAATTGTAAACGGACCAATACTTCCATCAGAAGCATTTCTAGTGGTGGAAGGTTCTTACTTTCCAACACTTCTATTGAAAGAACAATTAGCAGAAGTTGAAGGTGGAAAATATGCAAAATATGTAGAAAGTTCTTTTAAAGGTAGATTAGTATTTGAGCAAGATGATACTGTGAGTTTTGAAACTATGCAAGATGCTAGACCTATTCGAAGTTTTCCAATATCAAAAGGTGAGGATAAAAAAGGATGTGTTGAAATTTGGGTAAAACCTCAAAAGAATGATGAAGGAGTAATTCCTCATGGAACATATATAGGTGGAATGGACGTTGTAGATAAGGCTAGAGCAACTACCGATTCACTTCCTTCTATATTTATCATGAATAGATTTACTCGTCAGATAGTGGCTGAATACACTGGTCGTACAGATGATCCAAATGACTTTTATGAAATATGTAGAAAACTATTGATGTACTATAAAGCTACAGGAATGTATGAGCAAAATCTTCCTGGTCTATATACTTATTTTACTCAAAAGAAATGTACTTACTTACTTGCTGATACTCCCTACCAATTAAGAAATTCAGATACATATAAAGAAGGAACAAATACATCTAAAGGAATCAATGCTTCTCAAACAGTGAATAGTACTGCTAGAGATTTTATTAAATCATGGCTTGCTGAATTAGTTTCTATAAATTCAGAGAAACTAGTACTTCAAACATTATATTCTGCTGCTTGTATTAGGGAGCTTATTTCATGGAATATTCATGGTAACTTTGACAGGGTTTCTAGTCTTGGTATGTTAATGTGGCACGATGCTACGATGTTAAAAAAATCTACAGATCTTAAAGAAAAAGCAAAAGGATTTCTAGAAAGTGACTACTTTAAAAAAATGGGAGTTTTAAGAAAAACACAGATAGATAGAATAAATTAACTTTTTATTATATAAATTTGTATTTTTACAATAAAATAATTATTATATGGAAAATTCTGGTTTTCGAGGTATTATTAATTTCCCAAGACAAAAGTTATCTGATGCTGAGAAGAATGAGGATTGGTATCAAAAGAATGTAGATTTTGCTAAACACGTTTTATCAGCAGATAAAGGTTTGAGAAATTCATTTGCTAATAAAAGAATAAACTATAATCTACGATCTAATATAATAAATCCTTCAGACTTTGAAAGATTTATAAATCCTGACCAATTAGATTTATCAACCTTACCAGCTTCCTTTCAACATATAGGAATAGAAAATAATAAGATTAATTTATTGTTAGGAGAATATTCTAAACGTAAACATGATTTCAGAGTTTATTTATCAGCTAATGATAAAGATGGTATTTCCAGAAAAGAAGGAAAATTAAAAGATGAATTAGATGCTGAATTATTAGATATGATTCAGAGTACTTCAATTTCACAAGAAGAAATACAAAAACGATTAGAATCATTTAAAAAATATCAATCATATGATTTTCAAGATATTGCTGAAATTACAGCAAATAAAGTTTTGAAGAAAGAGTTTAAAGATCAAAATTTAGATTTTACTTTTCTTCGAACATTTGAGGATTTACTTGTAGGTGGTGAGCAAATTGTTTACTGTGGTGTATTAGGTGGTGAACCAGTAATGCGTAAAGTAAATACTGAAAACTTATTTACTATCGGTAGTAGTTCAATGTTTATCGAAGATGCTGATATAATTGTCGAATATGGATATTCTAGTGTCGGACAAGTAATTGATGATTATTGGGATAAATTAAAAGAAGCTGATATTGATTTCCTTGAAGGAGGAACTAAAGCAAATCCTTCAAGTGCTATTGGTTTGAATCAACCAATGACTGTAGATGGTCGTTTTGGAGATGCTAATGGATTAAATTTATTCTTACCTAATCAACAAGGTTCTGCAACTTTTGCTGGAGCATTTGATACTGCAGGTAATGTAAGAGTATTGAAAACTTGTTGGAGAAGTCGTAGAAAAATAGGAAAAAGAAAATACTTTGATGAGCATGATGGTTCTGAGCAATATGATTATGTTGATGATAAATATATTGTTAAAAAAGATCAAGGAGAAGAAGTTACATGGATTTGGGTAAACGAATGGTTACAAGCAACTCATATAGGAGATTCTATTCTTGTTGATTGTGGTCCAATTCCTTTTGCTTCTAAATCAATGGTTAATAGATCTAAAGGTGCTCCTAACTATGTGGGATCTGTAAATTCTACAAATGATTATAAAGTACAATCTCTTTCTGATATAATGAAACCATTAGCGTATTCTTATGATATTGCTTACTATAAAAGAGAATTAGAAATTGCTACATACAAAGGAAGTTTTGCAGCGATCAATCAATCATTAGTTCCTTCTGGATGGGACCCTAAAGAATGGATTAGATATGCTACTATAAATAAAATTGCATGGCTTGATCCTACTAATGAAATATTAAAAGGACCATCTCAAGGAAAATCTGCAGGTGCTTTCAATACATTAACGGCAACTAATGTAACTATTGGTGATCCTTCAGCTATTCAAATGTACACTAATTTATTATTGGACATTGAGAATACAATGGGTAAAATTGCTGGTGTATCTTCTGTTAGAGAAGGTCAAATCCAAAATAGTCAATCAGTTGGTAATGTTGAGAGAGAAGTTACTCAAACATCTCATATTACTGAAAAATGGTTTGCTATTGATGCTAACTTTAGAAAACGTGCTTTAAGTAGATTCTTAGAATGTTGTAAATTTGCATATAAAGATAATCCTAAAAAAGGATATATGATTCTGAATGATATGGAATCAGTACTAGTAGAAAACTTTGATGAGTTCTGTGCTTCTGATTATGATCTTCATGTTTCTGATTCTAGTGATGATACTAAATTATATTCTGATTTAACTCAATTGGCACAAGCTGCTATTCAAAATGGTCAAGCTAAGATTAGTGATCTTATTTCTATTGCTCAATCTGAATCTGTTCAAGAAGTTCGTAAACGTCTTGAGGATTCTGCTAAAGACATTCAGGAACAGCAAGATAAAGCTAAACAAATGGATTACGAGCAACAAGATAAAAACAATCAAGCTGCTGCTCAATTAGCAAAAACTCAACAAGATGTTTTGATATTAGAAAATCAAAAAGATCGTGATGTGAAATATGCAGAAATAGAATCTAAAGAACGTATCGCTGGAATGAATGAATTTGGTACAGATATGAGACACCAGCGTACAACAGCTCAAACTGATACAGATTCTAATGGTGTCGGTGATTATTTAGATGTACGTAGAACTGATATAGATGAAAAATATAAAGCAGATTCTGTAGAAATTCAAAAAGCTAAACTTGCTGAGACTACTCGTACAAATTTAGCAAACGAATTATTGAAAAAACAATCAATAAATAATAAACCTGTTAATAAATAGCTATTAGTAGCTAGATAAAAAACAGTAATAATGCTACTAAGATTTAAGTAAAGTAGTAAAATAAATGTAATATTGTAAACAATTAATGACAGCAAAGTATGATAAATGGAAATGATGATGATTTATTTGCAGGTGTTCAGATAATGAGTGCTCAAGAATTAAATCAAAGTATTGCTTCGGGAGAAGGTGATACTACTGGAGAAATAGTAAATGATGGTACTATTCAAATTTTACCTCCCGATAGAAGTAAAATAATTGAAACTCCTGATACAACGGTTGAAGGAAATACTGATAATACTAATGTAAGTACAAATTCTAGTACTAATCTTGATGAAGATAGAAAAGAATCTGTATATAAAGCATTGTTATCTGAAATGGTAAAAGAAGGTGTTCTGAGTCTTGACGAAGCAGATAAACTAGAAGAATTACCAGGATCGTTTGATACAGTTAAAGCCTTGATGGAAAAAACAGTATCTAAAAAGTTTGACAGTAAGCAAGAAGAATGGAAAAATAGTCTTTCAAAAGATAAAAAGAGATTTTTAGAAATTGAAAACGCATTTGATTCAGACGATATTGCTATTGAAATGACTAAGAAATTAGAGTTCTTTGACACTATTACACCCGAAACATTATCTGATAATGTTGAATTGCAAAAAACTATTTATAGAGAGTTTCTATTGGCTAAAGGTTATACAGCCGTAGAAGCAAATGAAGAAATAGAAGATGCTGATGCTCTTGGTAAATTAGATGATAAAGCTTCTAAAGCATTACCTCATCTTAGAAAAGAAGCTACTGAATATGTCGATAAAGCTAGAAATTCTAAACTGGAGTCAATAGAAAAAGATAAAGTAGTAGCAACACAAAAATTTGATAATTTAATTAAATCAATAGATGCTCAAGAATCATTCATTGATGGTATTGCTTTAAATAAAGTTGCTAAAGATAAACTGAGAGATAACATTATCAAACCAGTTCACACAGATGCAAATGGTAGACAGTATAATTCATTGATGTATAAACAACATCAAAATCCAGCAGGATTCGAATTAATGATCAACTATTTAGATTCTATTGGTATATTTAATATGGATAAAGCTGGTAATTTTAAACCAGATATTTCTAAATTAAAAAATGTTGCGAAAACAGCAGCAGTCAATGAACTTGATAAAGTAATTGCTCAAAATGATACAAGACCTATTGGTAGAAATTCAGCATTAGATGGATCTTCCGATAAAACAAAAGATCTTGCAAATTGGTTAGAGGGTGCTTTTGGTGAAACAAAAAAGAAAAAATAAGTTTAATATAAATAAATAAATAAAATAAAAATGGCTCAATTACTTCCGTTACAAAAATTCGAAGCAGTTGATTACAATGGTTTGGTTACAGATAACCATTTCTACTCATTGTATCAACAAAAACCTCAGTTGATTAACAACTTAATCAGAGAAATCTATAAGGTTAATCTTCAAGGTAAATTACGTGAGTTCGTTGATCGCTTCCCTGTTAAGGAAATGGAGCAAGAAAATGGATTCTATAACTGGATGTTGCAAGGACAACACAATAAAAATCTTCCATTGGTAGATGCTGAAACTATTTCAGGTTTATCTATTTCTGCTGGAACATTTCCTTCTAACGTAGGAGCAAATGGAGAAAGATTCTTATTGACTTTTGATGAAGAAATGTTTACTGAAACTGATGTTTTAAAAGGTGAAGTTGATGATTATCATTACTTAGTGAAAAAATCTTTAGATGCTGGTTCTCGTTTCAAATACGAAGTAGAATTGGTTACAAGTAATTCTAGTTTATCTGTTCCTTCTGAGGAATTAGCTATCGGAATGCGTTTCTCTAAATTCTATGGTCTTACACCTTCTACACTTTCTTATCAAGGATCTAAACCTAATTTCACATCTCCTTGGAGAATGGAAAATAGAATGTCAATGATGAGAATGGAATATGAAGTTGCTGGTAATGTTATTGATAAAGGAGATAACGAACCATTAGAGTTCAACTTCCAATTCAATGGTAAATCAGAGAAAATGTGGATCAACTATCAAGATATGGTTGCTAAACACCAACATGAAGAAATGTTCGCAAGAATGCAACTTTATGGTAAACGTAACTGGACTTCTGATCACCTTTACTTGAACAAAGATGATAAAACTAAATATGCTATCGAATCTGGTTCAGGTTTCTTTGAGCAAATTGCACCATCAAATGTTCATTACTATAACGCTTATGACATTGATTGGCATTTAGAGTTATTACTTGACATGGGTGTTGGTAAAATTGAAAGAGGAAGACGTGTTATTGAATTGCTTACTGGTGAATTTGGAGCTGTTGAAATCTCTAAACAAATTCAAGCTAAAATGAATGCTGGTTCGAACATCGTGGTTATCCAAGATAAATTCTTACAAGGTAATTCTGCTGCTGGTAATTTAGGTGGTTCAAATACTAAATTTGCAATGCAACCACAATACAATATTTACCAATGGTATAATGGTATTGAAATTAGAGTAAACATTCTTGAGTTCTTCGATGATGATACTTACTTCCCAGCTTTACACCCAGATGGTAAAGGATTGGTTGAATCTCATAGAATCCTTGCATTAGGATATGGTGAAGATTCAGGTATTTTCAGAACTAAACCAAAAGGTACTCCTGAAACACAATGGGGTTATATCCCAGGAATGAGAGATCCTTTTAATGCTGGTGGACAAGGTGGTGCTCCTAAGATGATGGCTTCTGCTATTGATGGGTACACTGTACACATGGCTAAATGGGGTGGTATGTTAGTTGAAGATCCAACTAAAATTGTTGACTTACGTTTATCTGTAGCTAGATAATCAAAATAAATACTCAGTCCTTCAGGTGCAAAAACTGAAGGACTGTTTTTAAATAAATTACACAACGGAGAATAATAAAAATACAAAATGGGAAAAGATTTAGAAAGTACAGCAACAGTTGAAAAAACTGAAAAAATTGAAAAAGTGATTTACGGATCATTTCTTAGAGATGAGAAAGTTTCTGTAAGACCAGTAGAATCTCAAGGTAAATGGGCAAATTTACTTGTAGCAGGTCAAGATAAAAAGAAAGATGCTTTTATCTATAATAAAGTGAAAAGAAGTTTCCAAGTTCCATTGAAAGATTTCAATGCTGGAGGAGGAGTTAAATCAATATTGGATGATTTAAAACGTGTCCATATTCAAAAATATACAGTTCAATTTCCATCGGGAATGACACAAAAAGAGTTCTTTGAAAAAGAGTTAGGAGTTGATTTGAATACTACTTTGAAAACAGAAGATAACTTCTGGAAAATTGACAAAAGAAGTAGGGTAACAATCACTAAAGCAGGTATGACTTTGAATCTTGCTGAACCAATTGATATGTTGAAATATTTGATTTTATTATCAGATGTTAGTAGAATTTCTCCTTCTTATGAGCAATCTACAAAGAAAGCAACGTATGAATTTATGATTGTTAATGAGAACAAACTTATATCTAAACGTGTTGAGACTGGTAAAATCAAAGCTAAAGCGTATGCTAAGTTTGCTGAGATTACTTCTTCTGAAACGAAAATGGTAGGGTTTATCAAATCTATTGGTAGAATTGTACCTGTTAATCGTACAGAAGATTGGTTGGAATCAGAAATATTGAATGTACTTGAAAATAGTGCTGAAGGTTTCTTGAAAATAGTTGAAGATCCAACTTACGATAAAAAGATTTTTGTTCAAAACAGTATTGAAGTAGGAGCTATTCTTAAAAAAGGTGACAAACGATATACATTAGACAATGGTGTTGAATTAGGTGATTTAGGAGATACAATTAATTTCTTAGGAAATCCTGATAATCAAGATATAAGATTGAGAATAAAATCATTGATTGAATTGAGTGGTAGAAAATAATTAATTTAAAACTTAGAAATTTTGGATGCAAATAAAATGGCTGATGAATTGGAATTAAGACTTGATCGTAGTGATAGTTTTGGTTCTCCTGGTTACGAAGATTTTGAATTATCTTCTGTACTTACTGAAGCACAGTCATTTTATGTGAAAAAATTTATAAGTGAACTTAATAATAGAAAATTAGAAGGTTTTGAAGAAACTGAAATTAGAAACCAAGGATTGAGTGCCTTGATAAAAAGAGGTGATACTCTCTTGGTTTCTTCTAATCAAACAGATGTTTTAACAAACGGAAAATTCTTTGATTTACCTAGTGATTTTATGTTCACTATTTTTGAAGAAGTTACTATTAATAAATTAAAGTGTAATAGTACAACTGAATATATTAAAGGAGATATTAGAATAACTGCTCATAATGAGATACCAAGATTGAAAAATAATAAATATCATAAACCTTATTATAAGAATTATGGTGAATGTTTAGTTTGGAGATTGGTATTTTCAAGAGAAGTTTCTGGGGAAAATCCTGCTACAACTCAAACAAGTAAACGTCATCAACTAATGACAGATGGTACATTCAACATAGATATATATTCTATTAACTATTTAAGAATACCAAATGATATAATTGTAGACAGAACAACAACAACTAATCAAAGAAATTGTATCTTTGATGAATCAACTCATACAACAATTATAGATATAGCTGTTGATTTGATGATGAATAGAGTAAAAGAACAAGCATTGAAAAATATAGAAGGATCTAAGGATTTAGAATAAATAGTAACAATTAAATAAAAAAACAAAATGAGTTTAAGAAGAAATGGAAACATTACAACATCGCTAGTAGGTAAGGCATCCGTACTAACATCTACTTTACCTGCTGTATCAGCATTGGTAACACCAGCAAATCTTGCAATCGGAGGATTGGTTTTAGTAGATTTAGGAAATAGAAGAATTTCTACTTTGACTGCTGGACAAGACTTTAGAATTGCTCAAGGTCAAGGTACTGATAAACCTTTATTATTAACACCGATTCTTAATGAAGCAAGAATCACAAAAACTGTTGGAGCACACAGATCTGCTAAACAGCAAGTAACAACTGTAGGATATGATCCTGTATCAGGTTTAGGAGCACTTCCTACTGCGAATGATACATCTTATTATATCAAAATTCGCAAGCGTGATAACGATCAAGCAAATCAATCTCAACCTTCAAGTATATCTGCTCTTTACAAAACAGATGCTACTGGAACAGATGTTGAATTAGCATTTGGATTAGCTGCAAATGGTGAAAAGAATTTTGCTGATGAGCCAGGAAATGGTTATTTGAAATTTGAAGTTGTAACTTCTGCTGCTGGTTCAGCTACTGGAGCTGCTGCTGATACTGTTATCGGTACTGCTGGAACAAGAACACTAACGTTGACAGATACTGCTGCAAATGGTACTATGTTTGCAATTGCTGTAGGTGATTTGATTAGAATTGGAACTGCTACTTCTGCTGAAGTATTTAAAGTTACTGCTACAACTGTGACTTCTACTGCTGGTGGAGTATTGACATTGGATCGTCCTTTAAAAGCTGATGTTTCTTTATTAGGAACTACTGCTTACTTCATTACTGCTGCTGCTGCTTTAGCTGCTTCAATGGGAGTTAGAATTACTGGAAAAGAAAATGTATTCAGTGTAAATAAATGGAGAAACTATTACTCAAACCGTTTTAGTGTATCATTCTCTGATCCAACAATTCTTGTAACGAAAGTTACTGGAGCATTTGATGGTGTTGGAGTATGGCAAAAAGTTGCAATGGATGAATATATGACTTACGGTTTCGAAGGTCAAAATGAAATGATGGGTGTTCCAGCAACTCCACGTTTTGCATTCACTCAATCAGCTGCAACTGATGGTGCAACAAATACAAACAAGTACTCAGCATATCAAATTGCTTGGACTGAATCAGTTAGTGATTTAGTATCAACTTTTAATGCTAAAGGTTCTGTTATTATATACTTGAATTTAGATCAAACAACTTTAGGTGTGATCCCTGCTTCTACTACGCAAAATGCATTGGTAGTAGCATTAGGAGGAACTGTATCTGATTTCGATCAAATTTCATAAAGATCTCCCAAGTGTATCAGTAGCTCATCACTAATTTTGCTGTCGGTGGTGAGCTATTGTTTTTTTTAACCTTAAAATTTTATATAATGTTTATACCTAAGAAAAGTAGAAAGGATGTTGCAAAAGAAGATTCGTTTTCTGTTGAAGTATTCAAAAGTAAAGAAGATAATAACATTTATTATAAGAGTAGTGTAGGCGAACTTATTAAATTAAACAATGCTGAGTTTGATGATTTAAGACCAGTTTTTAACGATTTATCTACCAATTCTACATCTTCTGCAACAACAACAATATTAGAATATGGTATAAATGTTATTACTACTTCATCAACAACTAATTATGCATGTAAGTTACCACAACCTAAAACTGGTAGAAGTTTAGTTGTTGTGAATAATAGTTTATTACCTATTTATTTATATCCATCTAATGTAGGTGGTCAAATAAATAATTATGCAATTGATGTTCCTGCTGTAATTCCTCCTGATGGAAAATCATATACATTCACATGTACAGAAAATCCATTACCTGGAGAATGGACATGGTTACCACCAGCAATAAATCAAATTGTATTAGGTGACTTTTCTATAGCTCATACTAACGGAGTTGCTACAAATAGATATGGTGTAACACAAACTGGATTAGGAGCTAGTTCTGGATCTGCTGTTGTTGGAGGAAACGTATCTTTAACAGGAGAATGGGGAAGTGAAAATGCTCTAACTACTGTATCAAGAATTAAAACTTACACAAATATAGTAGCTGCTGACCTACCAAGTGTTACAAATCTACAAGTAACTTTGATAACAACTTACAAAACAGGTGCTTCAACAATAACATCTGGTCAAAGAGATACACTTCAATTTAGAGGAGATGGTTTCTATGAAGAATTGACAAATGGAGTTGGTACATTAACAGCAAATCCAAATGAAGCTATTGGAGATACAGCTACTTTATATGGTATTCATGTAACACCAGTTAGTATTTTAAATAATCAAATAGGAATAGGCGGTGCCTTTTCAAATTATTATTATACAATTGGATTTTTTATTCCGTCAACTGCTGCTACTAAAACTTATAAATTTAGAGTGATATTAGAATATTTTTAATTTATTACTTATATTTGTAAAACAATAGAAAATATATTATGGCACTTATTCCAAAAATATCATTAAACATATCCAATACATGTAATAAAATAGATGTATGGGAAAAAACAAATCCTTATAATGCATCTACTAATGTTGGTGGTTGGGGTACTCCTAATATTAACACTGGTGATATTAGTTATGCTGATATTAAGATATATGATTTATCGAACAATTTAGTTCAAACAATCGTGATGTTTGATGGGTTAGGAATTAATATATACCCTGCTGTTGGTCCTTACACCCCATCTACTTTTCAAGCATATTCTCAGATTAATTGGTCGCAATTAGACGGTGTTTATAAAGTTGTATATACAGTTAGTAAAGCATTAGTTAATTATGTTAATGAATGTCAATATGAACTCTTTACATGTAATCTTTGTAATTGCATGGGAGGATTAGTAATAAAAATGTCAAATCTTTGTTCTGGTAAAAAACTTACTAAATATAAAGAAGTATTTGATCAATTAGAAATATTCAAATATGGAATTATGACTGCATTTTCTAATGCTGATTTCACATCTGTGAATATTCTATTGGCTGAAGCTTCTAAATTATGTACAACTTTTTCTGATTGTGGTTGCGGTTGTTCGGACTGCTAATTGTTAAATTTTAAATTATTATATTATGAGTGGATGTGGTTGTGAAGAATGTGGTGGAATAACATTATTTAAAGGTGACACTGGAGCTACAGGAGCAACTGGAGCAACTGGTACTACGGGAGCAAATGGTGCTCTTGGAGAACCTGGAGGTTTTTCATCTACTTGGATTTTTGATGCAGGTACTTCAGCAAATCCTATTGCTACAGAAATGCGATTCAATAGTGCTACTTTATCAAGTGTTACTGAAATATACATTAATGATACAAACTCAGCATCTCTTGATTTAGATGCTTTTTTAGATTCTTTTAAAAATACAATAAGTACTGTTGATTATTTCGGATTAGTAAAAGTTTATAAGAAAACAAATAGTAATATTTTCTGGTACGGAAAGATTACAGCAGCAGTTGATAATGGTGCTGATCATACTTTTACAGTAACTCATATTCAATCAAATGGTACTTTTGTAGCAGATGATATAATAGTGGTTGATTTTACACCTCGTGGTGAAGCATCTATAAATACTAAAATAGTTGAAATAGGTAATTGGGATATGGACACTGATGCTACTGTATCTGTAGCACATGGATTAACTGATATTTCTAAAATTAGATCGGTATCTGTTATTATACGTGATGATGATAGTACTGTATCTATACCATTAGATGCTTATGCTTCTGATGGTTCTCAAGGAGGGGTTAATTCTGTAGATGTGACAAATGTAGTATTACGTAGAAAAACTGGTGGAATGTTTGACAATACTTTTTATAATAATATTGTTATTCGAACTAGAGGATATATAACAATTGGATATATTGATTAATTATGTGTGATTCTTTAATTATAACTGACTATAATAACATTTCCCCAGAGTTATGTTTTAAATTAAAAGTTTGGAATCTTCAAAAGAAATTCTACACTTTCACAATTAAATATGTACAAAGTATTCAATATGGGGAACTATGTAATAATAAATTAGAAAAATTAACAATGTTTCGTAGAACACTAATGCTATTAAATAAGTACGATACCAGAGATATTTCTAATGACACAATTAATTATAATGTATTCACATACACTCAAATGAAAAAACTAATAGATAATTTATCAAATTTATAATATGAGAGTTCCTAAAAAATTAAATAGAGAAGGAGGAGGTGAAAACGGTTCATCAATAGAAATATTTAAAAGTAAAGAATCTAAGTTTTTATATTATAAAAACTTACAAAACGAATTAATTAAGATAGAACAAGATATTATATTTTCAACATTACCAGTAATAGGTGAGACTGATAAGTTTTATTTTAGTAATAATAATTTATACTATTGGAATAATACTGAATATATTCAATTAAATGTTGAATCTACTCCTTCTACTATAGTGTATTTTGACAAAGCTACTCCAACAACAGTCGGTGTAGCATTTACTCCAGACAGTCCAGCAACAACTGACAGACTATATATCTCATCTATAAATTTTAATCAATACACTTATTACGGATCTGCATATCACACGTACGAAGCACCTATAACCAATAATACTGAATTTGTAATCAGAAATACAAATATAGATGCAGGAAGTAATAAAACAATTGCAATTGAACGGTCAGGTTCAGTAAAGATTCAAGGAGATAATCCATCTTCATGGGCGTTAACTGCTATCAATGACGGTGTTGTTAGTGCTCACGGATTACTAGGGGGTATTAGTGCAACATCTACAGGTGCTCCGTTTCAGATATGGAAAGGGTTCGATGTATTATTAGGTGTGACTAATACTGGACAAACCTATACTAAAAACTATACGCTACCACTAGCTTCACCTACATCTGGTAAAGTTTTAGGGTATTTAGCGAGTGGAGTTGCTGATTGGGTAGATGGTTCATTAAGTGGTATTTGGGGTATAGCTAACACATCAGGTGTCTATACTTATTACGCAACCATTACACTAGCAATGGCAGGAGCAACCGCAGGTCAATGTATTGATCAATTTGGTGACGTAACAGAAACAGGGAACGTATCTGTAACTTGCAAAACTGGAGTAACAATTAATGGTAATGGTCACTTATATAATTACACAAACGTAGCAGGTGATTGCTTCATAGATAACGGTGGTAATGTTGATATTACCGTAATTAACTTCTTCCCAGTTAGAACTTCTGCAACAGCAACAGGTAAGATATGGCATTTCTTAGGCGGTGGTTCTTATGTAACCTTCATTGGTGGTAAATCTGTTATGACTGTAGCCAGTGGTGCATTCATAGTCGCTACATTTAATATTAGAAGATTAGAGGGGTACAGAGGTTTTGCTATCGGAGATGGAAAATCATTGTATTGCTTTTATAGCATTATGCAAGTTTACAACTGTTACGGTGAAAGTTCAGGAAGTACTGGTTATAATGTTTTAATGTATGTTTCTTATGCTGAAAACGTAACTGGTAAATGTTTAAGTTCTGGTCCAGGTATCTTAACTACTGGAGGTGTTTATGTTAATTTAAATGGTTATTCGAGTTCTGGAGATGGAATACAAACAGCCTCATCTGCTCAACTATACAGAAGTTATGGACAATCTTCATCTGGCAACGGAATAGCTAACTATGGCACTGCTCATGCGTGCGAAGGTGTGTCAGGAAGTGGTCACGGAATAGCACAAGGCGAAATAGTAAATTGCATTGGAACATCAAGTACTGGTTATGGAATATTTGGAACAGTTACTGTTTCAGGTAGTAAGTCAAAATCTACAGGTAATTTATCAACACTCCTTTACGGCGGTTCAAAAGTAACACATTCAGAAATAATATCAGAATGGAATAACGCAGGAGGACATGGAGTAAACTTCAATGGAACACCATCAGGAATTAAATTATTACACAATGATATAATTGTGACTAATACTTCAGCAAATTGTATTTATTCAGCAGCAGCTATATCAGTCAAAATGGTTTTAAATAGTTATGATGGAGCAACAACAGCTTTAAATGCAAATGTAACAAATGGAATAAGTAATACAGCAGACGCACAAGGAAATATTTTAATTTAAAAATTATGAAATTAATAAAAATAGATATTATAGATAAACAAATTGTGAAAACATTTGATGATCAAACAGTTGAAAGATTAAAAATTATTGATTTATCTCCTGCTGATTCAATAAAATTTGCAGAATGTGTTGCAATGGCTCACGTTTTAGAAAATGAATTTTTATTTGTGTCAATTAATATTATTGACCCTACTACACGAGTTGTCTTTTTCTTTAAAGAGTTAAACTTTAAAGAATATTTTTTTGATGATTTATCACAAATTCAAAAAGATTTATTTACTTGGCTTATAAATCTATAAAACAAAAAATTAGTTATGGCAGTAATAGCAGTAAGTGGTCATCCAGTAGTAGGAATTAAATACACTCATACAACAGCATCAAGTGCTGATTGGTCAAGTGTAAGTAATTCTACTTACTTCTATGATCTTACCGATAAGTTAGTTCATTTTAAGGATGCTTCTGGTATTATTCAAGATGTATTTCCGAATGTTACACAATACACATTAACAGATACCACACCTATAACTATTCCAACTGCTGTTGGAGTTGTTGGCGTAATAGTAAGAATCACATACAGAAATTTTAGTGGTGGCAATGTTTTATTTACTTCTACAAGTTCACAAGAAATTGGTAATCTAATAACAGGAAATCCAACAACATTTACATTATATGATGGTGAGATTCTATGTTTAGAAAGTAATAACACTAAATGGTTAATTGTATAATATATGAATGGTACATTATTAAGAAGAGCTGATATAGGTGGAGATTTCGCTTACAGAATAGATGGAGTTATTAGAGGTGCATCAAAGGGTTTAGGTACTTACAATTTTGCTAACGGAATACTTTTAAATCTATTCAATTTTACTGGAACAGGAACAGTTACAGCTGTTAATAGTGCTGCTCAATTTGTGGTTACTGCTGGTCAATTTCATGTAGGTCAATCAAGAATATTCCATCAGTACATTCCAGCTAATCCTACATTGATAGAAATTACTGGAGATAATCTTCATCCTATTTCTGGAACAAGCGTTGAAGTTGGTTATGGTTCTGATTCAATTGTTTCACCATTTTCTGGTTCTTATGATGGTTTTCGTTATAGAACTGATGATACAACATCATATTTTGAAGTGATGAAAGGTGGTGTTGTTAAATTATCTATAGCAAGAGCAAGCTGGGATAATCCATTGGTTGGTTACGATTTCCAAAACTTCACAGTAATGGCAATTGACTATTTATATTTAGGTGGTGCTGGTGCAAGATTCTTTGTTAAGATGGGAAAAGAATTTGTTTTAGCACATACTTTCAATTACGCTGGAACATCTCAAGGAACTTTTATAAATAACCCTTCTCTACCTGTAAGAATAGCTGTTAGAAGTACTACAGGAACAAGAACGACTAATATATTTTGTGCTAGAGTTGTTACAGAGGGTGATATTAATGAATCAATTGTGATCAATAAAACATTCTATAACTTAGATGCTGGAGTTGTTTCAACTGTGGTGGGAACTAGATATGCACTTTTAGGGATTAAGTTAAAGTCAGCAAGTAGAAATGATATTATTAAGATAATTGATGGAACATTATTAGTTCAATCAACTAATGACCACCTTAGATATGCTTGGGTTCTTAACCCAACAGTTGCAAATACTTTTACTTATGCTGATGTTACAGGTTCACCAGTTCAAACAGCTATTGGAGTTGCAAATAATACAGTCACAGGAGGTTTAGAATTACCATCAAACTTTGGAAATACTGGTATTGATTCTAAACTTAATGTTAATAATATTTTAAATCAATTAGGCTCAACAATTGATGGTGTAATGGATAGTTTAGTTTTAGTTGCTACTCCATTAACATCAAATATTACAATAAATGCAATAGGAAATTACGCTAGATATTAAAAATATGGAAAATTCAAATGTAACAGTATTGATATGTAAAGGAAAATCCTTAACATCAAAAGCAATATCATTATTCACAGGATCGTCTGTTACACATACTGCTTTTAAAATTGTAATTAATGATAATATATTTATAGCTGAATCTCAGAAAAATGGTTTTGAATTAAAAACTATTAAAACCTGGGAAGAACAATTCAAATATGATTATTATGAATTTCAAATTCCTATTATTTATGACTGTGATAAAATAGAAGCTAAAATATTCGATAAACTTTCTAATGTGCCTTATGATTTTAGATTATTCATTCTTCGTTATCCTAAACATATTCTATCAAAGATATTTGGTAATAGAAAAAGAATACAAAGTGTTAGAAATGAAGATAGAAGAGAGATTTGTTCTGAATCTGTTTCTAATTGTTTAGGATGGAAGTTTCCAGAAAACTATTTACCAATAGATGTTTACAATAAAATAATGATAGAAGGTTGGTTAAAAATAAAATAAAAACTTATTTCTAATAACTTTTCTGTATATTTACAAAAAATATAAAATGACTGAACATTTATGAATAATTACACAATTATATTGATATTAATTGGTGTTGTAGGTTACTTTCTCCGTGACTTACATACCCGACTTAAGCAAACAGAAAAAGATGTATCAACGGGGCATGATAAGATTGTCGAATATAAATCAAAATTTGAACAAATAGAAAATTCTCAAAAATCTGGATTCGTACATCTAGAGAAACTATTTGAAGAAAAATTTAAATCTATTGATAAAACATTAGAACACATGAACGCAAATCTTAAGACTTCACAAGAATTATTCACTATTTTAATAAATGACAAAAACAAATGAAATTAATTGATAAAATTATAAAAGAAACACCGTTAAAAGATAAAATTGACGGCATATTTTGCACTAAAATAGGAATCATTTGTGCAACTGTTTTAGCTACTGGATTAGTTGTTAATCCAATTGGTATAATTGCACTGTCGATTGGTGCGGTTGTATTCGGTGGCAAAGCAGTTTACCACGCAAAAAAGACGGTATGAGTTCGTTATTTGCCTTGTTTAGTATTGTAATCGTGGGGTTAATAGTATTGATACTAAAAAAGATAGATGAGGATTTAAACAATAGACAAAACTTCAGATAATGGATAAAATAACTTTAGACAGAATTAAAACTATTCACCCAATATTAAGGGATGATTTGGAAAAAGATTATATTGAATGTAACAATTTACTAGGTCCGAATATAAGACTTCGATTTGCTTATGTTTATAGATCAATAGCAGAACAAAACGTGTTGTTTAATCAACGTCCAAAAGTTACAAATGCTAGAGGAGGTCAATCTATTCACAACTACGGACTCGCTTTTGATATTGTTTTACTTTATGATAAGGATGGAAACGGAACATTTGAAACGGCTTCATGGGACATGGTTAAAGATTTAGACAAAGACGGAATAGCAGATTGGATGGAAGTAGTTAAATTCTTTAAGTCCAAAGGTTGGGTTTGGGGTGGAGATTGGAAGTCTTTTAAAGATGGTCCTCATTTCGAAAAAACATTTGGTCATACATGGAAAACTTTACAAACAAAGAGTAGTTTTATGGATAATGGATTGAAATATCCAATTTTATAATACATTGAAAATTACATAATATATTTTCTATTAGCTCAAGTCCATTTAATTTTAAATGGACTTTTGTATTTATTGATACAATTTTCTTATATTTGTTAAATACTTTTAAAATATGTTACCATTAACTGATTTACATAGTCAATTAGATGAAGCACTGAATATAAATTCTTCAGAGTCAAATTTTAGTACATTATATTATACTGATTTAATTAATGGTCAACGATCACTTTGGTTACGTAATGAGTATAATAAGAATAGAACTATTGATCCTAACATTCAGCAAAGTATTTGTGATTTAGAATTAGAATTGGTAGATCCTACTTGTTGTGATTGTGTAACATTACCTATTTCTTGTAAAATACTTAGATCAATTGTTCCAATTCCTAATACTATAGAGTTCTATTTTACTAAAGGTTTAACCTCAGTTGGTCCTGTAGATATTACTAAAAGAAGATTCACTATTATTGATTACGCTAGAGTTCCTTATATAGGAGCAGGAAGAACTACTCAGAACACAGTTTATGTATTCATGTATAATAATTATGTTCATGTAATTAGTGCTAGTTCTTTAATTATTAATATGAAATACATTAATGTTAGAGGGTTATTTGAAGATCCTACTAAGATTGGTGATTTTTGTGATTGTGCTAATAAACCATGTTGGTCGCCCAATGAAATATATCCTATTAATTTATGGATGTGGGAGTACATGAAACCTATTATAGTTCAAGGATTACAACAGAAAAAAATTAATAAACTTGATGACAGCAATAATGGAAAAGACGATACAGCAGAGCAGAAATAATGGATTCAAAAGAACTGGTGGAAAGTTAAATAGTGACGTATTACGTTATCAGTTCTATAGTGATTATGCAAAGACTTTACCAGTATCAGAAAGAATTGGTAGAACAAGTTTTAATAGATTTACAAAAGATTTAATCAGTACTTTAGTAACTGCTATAATTGAAGAAAATTTAGAATTAAAGTTTGCACATATCGGAAGATTGAGAGTTAGAGAAAAAGTGATTAAAACTGTAAATATAAGAGTTGATTGGAAGACCACATGGGAATATTGGAATGAAAAATATCCTGATTTAACTCGTGATGAAATTCTTCAAATAAAAAATAAAAAAACATTACGTTTTGATAATGAAATAAGTGCATATAATTATTCATTTTATTGGGATAAATTAACAGTAACTTATCCAATTCTAAGATATTATAAATTTAAAGCATCAAAACATAACAGTGTAGCATTAAATAAATCAATTATTAACCCCAATAGAAAAGTATTTTATTATGGATAGTGAATATAAAACTGAAAGTGGAGAAACTAAAGGTACTGAAGTATCTTGGTCTAAAAGAACTAAGAGTTCGGATGGTATTGAAGTAAGAATTGATGTTGAGAAAATTGAGAATGGATTCTTAAAAACTACTTGTACAGAAGGTAAAAATTCAAATGGTGGATATGAATATAAAACCATAAAAGAATTTTCAGAAACTAATCCTTTCGAAACTGAAGAAAAAGAAGAAATGTCATTAGTTGACAAATTAGCAGACTATTTTAAAAATAAATAATTATGTATTCTGGAAAAGTAATATCTTATAAATTAATCGTCAATAAACTATTCAGAGATTTTCCGTTCGATGATAGAATCAACGATGAAGAATGTCTTGAGTGGCTTGCTGAATTTATGAGTCATACTAATTCAGGTGTTGTAATGGAAGCTAAAGTAGGTTATATTGACGTTTGCGATGGTCGAGGTGATTTACCTTTTGATCTACATAAAATTAAACAATGTGCTCAATTACTTGGTATAGAAAATGCAGAGCAAGCTGAATGTGGTGAAGGTACTATTGTTCCTATGAGATGGTCTACTGATAATTTTCATTCAAGGTATCATTCTGATTCAAGAGATTATACCAGTTCATCTGGAGCAACCTATACAGTTGGTCAAGGATTTGTATTTCCTTCATTTTCTTGTGGTGTAATAGCATTGTCTTATGAAGCTATTCCTACTGATTGTGAAGGTTATCCTACTATTCCAGCAGAACAACAATGGGTGGAAGCAGCAACTCATTATATCGCTCAAAAGATTGCTAAGAAGATGTTCCTTCGAGGTGAAATGACAGAAAACAAATTCGAACTTATTGAAAAAGATCGTAATTGGTACTTCTCACAAGCAGTAAATCATTCGAAACAATGGAATGGTGTTGATGAAGCAGAAAGTTTCAAGAATCAAATGGTTCGTACTATTCCTAGCATCAATGACCATAAGAATTTCTTTGCAAATATGCAGATTCCAGAACAACGTTATTTTAATGGTGCTACAAACACTACTTCTTCTTTTGGTGGAAGTATTAGTAATAATACTGTAAGTGGTCTACAATCAAACGCAAATACTTCTCAGGTTAATTATTTACCAATATTAATTACTGGTGCTGCTGGAACAATAACTAACAGTGGAGCAACTTGTATTAATAATTTAACATCTTATGGAAATACTCCAATTACCAATTACGGTATTGTATATTCTATTGGTTCAATGCCTGATACATCTGATTCAGTAATGAGTTTGGGAGCAATTACTTCTCCTGGTTCATTTACAACTGTTTTATCAGGATTACTTGCAAATACTACATATCATGTAAGAACGTTCGCTACACATAGTACAGGAACGTCTTATGGAAATGAAATAACTTTTACAACATTACCATAATGGAAACTACAGCTAATACATACGGAGGATTGAATATGGACACATCTTATGATAGTATTCCAAATACTTTTTATATAGATGCTTTAGATGTTAGAATTACTACAGTTAAAGGTGAATCTCAAGGTTCTATATCAAATATAAAAGGTAATCTTTTATCATTTAGTATTCCTCAATTAGGTACTGGTGTTAGTGAAATTATAGGATCAACAGCCATTAGAAATACAATTATTCTGTTTATTACAGATACTTCTAATGCAAAAGGTTGGATTTATAAATTAATTTATAATGATGTTAATCACACTATATTAACTGGTCCAACTTTAGTTTATTATAATGCTACTTTTGGATTCAGTAAATTATATCCTATTGAAGCAGTTGGTAGATATGAATCAGATTTAATTCAAAGAATTTATTGGAGTGATTATAATAGTCCTTTAAGATCTTTGAATATTGCTGATCCAAATGTTTTAATAACTGATCTATCATTGATTGATGTAAATCCTTATGTAGGTTATACACAACCATTATTACAAGCTGTAACTGGTGGTGGTAATTTATTAGTAGGTTTGTATCAAATAGCGTATAGATTAATTACTTTTGATGGGAAACAAACTCTGATTTCTCCTCCTAGTAATATGATTCATATTGTTTCTAATTCTGAAACAGTAACTAATTCAGCACAGTATGGAGGTGATCCCAAAGGTGTTAATAGTTTTAAATCAATTACTTGCACTATAGATACTACTAATTACAGTAACTATGAGAAAATAGAATTAATTGTATTATTTCATGAAGATTTTCAAGGTACTCCAGTAATTAAGTCAATAGAAACACAATCTATAGGAGTTGCTACAAGTGTTGTATTTACATATACTGGTTCTGAAACTACAGCAATTCCTTTAACATCAATAGATTTTGCTTTAAAATCATATCCTTTTTCAACTTGTAAAACATTAACTCAAGTAGATAGTTCGTTAGTGATAGCTAATTTAAAAAGTACTTCTTTTGATATTCAATCATCTTTAGGGATTGGTGAGACTTTTGATGCTAGTACTTTAAGATACGATTCTGCTGGAACAACAATGGTTGGTAAAACTAATTTCAGAGCATCTGGTTCTCCTGTTTTTACAGCAGATGAAGTAAAGTTCAATACTATTTACAATGAAGATGCTCACTGGGATGCTCAATGGCATACTGATGGTCAATATAAATTTAAAGATGATGGTACAACATTAGGTGGTCAAGGACCAAATATTTCTTATACTTTTCATTTAGAATCAATGTTTATAAATGAAGGTAATACTTCATTTCCTGGAGTATTAGCAAGTACTCCTTACACTACTCATAATTTAATTGATGGGTATTCTTATAATAATACAACTTTTGATTCTCAAGGTTCTCCGTTTATCAGTGGATTACTAAGAGGATATAAACGTGGTGAAACATATCGTTTTGGAATTATATTCTATAATCTAAAAGGAGAAGCATCATTTGTAGAATACATAGGTGATATTAAATTTCCAGATATTTCAGAAGCAGATGGTGTTGTAAATGGTTCTGGAGGAGTTTATTTTCCATTATCTCAAAATACTACAGGTACTTCTGCTGAAGCATATTCTATGGGTATAAAGTTTGATATTGATTTTTCTACTTGTGCAACATTAATGTCTCAAGTAGACTCTTATCAAATAGTTCGATTAGATAGACTCAATGATGATAAACGAAGAATGTGTTCAGGAGTAATGAGAACATTTAGTAAAGCTCCTATTGGTGCTCCTCCTTCTGGTGGTTATGATTTACGAGTTGGGGGATCATCTGATGTATTACACTTGGCATATATTACAGATTCTGGAAGAACAAATAATAATGGTTCTTTTTCTTATTTAGAAGATGTTGCAGCAAATGCGTCAAATCATGAATTGAAAGGTTCTTATATGACTTTTTATTCTCCTGAAATATCTTATAATTTTAATAATGTTAGTGATATTATTGTAGGTAATAGTTCTTCATTATTGTTAATAACTGGAGGATTTGAATATATTGATAATGTAGATACTAATTCTAATACTGTTTCTGATAGAAGTGCTATTGAGAAATTAGGAACTGATTGTGCTGATGTTAGATGGATTCTTAATCATGTAGTACCAGTAGATAAGGTTGGTGTTACTGCTACTTACCCAATTAATTCTAAAAGAAGGGGTATTGAATATGTAAAAAGAATTAAACAAAAACAAAAAGTATCATTACCAAATTCTTTAGCTGAAAATGATGCTGCTATTGCTATTGTAACACCATTATTTGATGGTAATTATATGCGTAATTTTTATGCTAGATCAAATCCTGCTTCAGGAGGTACTGCTAAAGATTTGAATAATTGTTCTTCTAGTGCAGGAGGTGATCAAGCTTTATTTAAAGGTGCTACTGGTATTACTGGAAATATAGTAAATATTACAAATGATATACTTACAAATGTTGCACTACCTGTAAGTTCAGCAACTGATTATTTTAATAGTACGAATGTAATCTCTCAAGGTTCTTCTATGGGTCAAGTACTATTAGATGTTATGATTCCTAAACAAGAAGTGTATGGTGGGTATAATGATTCAGCATTAGAAAATAATATATTTATTCCAGCTTCTCCAGTTATTAAAAAAGCAAATACCACACCTATTGTATTCGGTGGTGATATATTTTTAAATACTTTTGTTTTCCAAGCAAGTTCTACATATAATAGTAGACTTTATTATAACGATGCTGTTAGTGCTGACCAGAAATATAAAGGTAATGTGTCATTAACACAATTATACACTGTTGAATCATGTGTTAATAGTGATTTAAATTATGGTGCTACTATTAAGTCAGGAGTAAAATTTAGTGTAGCAGGAGGTACGTCAGGAATACTTGATACTTTGTTTAGACAAGAATCTAGCAATAGTGATCGAGGATATGCTAAAGTATATTCAATGTATGCTTATAATAATGTATATTCAGAATCTGCTTCGGATTTATCATTCTTTGTAAAACCTGTAAATTTATCATTATCTATAGTTAATGATATTAGAGCAATGATTTCTAATCCTAAGATTAATAATGAAGCACTTGACTCGTGGACTAAATTTCTTGTGAATAATTATTGGGATGTTGACGATCATGGACCAATTAATAAAATAATTAATTGGAGAGGTAATACTTACTTTTTCCAAGACAGTGCTGTTGGTAGTTATTCTATCAATCCTAGAGCAGTCGTAACAACTACTGATGGTGTAGAAACACAATTAGGAACTGGTCAAGGTATTACTTATCATAATTATATTACTACTGAAAATGGATCTATTCATCAATGGGGAATTAAAGCAACTGATAAAGGAATTTATTATTTTGATGGATTAATTAAAAAAATATTTATATTAACAGGTGGTGTTTCTCCAATTTCTGAAATGAAAGGTGTTCATAGTTTTTTAAATAATTTAACTGGAGATGTTTTTCTTAAAAAAGAAAATGGTGGAGATAATCCTATCATGAGTAAAGGTGTTATAATTGGACAAGATATTGTAAATGATGAAATATTATTTACTTTTTTAGGAAATGCTGGTGAGCTTAGAACACCGAATAAAACAATTGTATTTGATGAATTAGCAAGTCAGTTTTCATCAAGATATTCTATTGTTCCAAAAGTTTATATCGACAATAAGAATATTCTATTGACTTCAGATCCTATCAGTCCAGACAAAGTATATCTTCAAAATGAAGGTGCTTATGGTAATTTTTATGGTATTGTTCAAGAATGTTTTGTTAAATTAGTAGTTAATGATAAAGCTGATGTAAATAAGATACTTAGATTTATTGAATTTAATTCTATTGTAAGAGATTCAAATAAAGTAATTGATAGAACTATTACAATCACTGCTTTTAAAATAGAAACTGAAAATCAAACAACAAGTAAAGTTCCTTTCTCAGTTGATAGATTTAAACATAAATTTAACAAATGGAGATTGAAAATACCAAGAGATCAAAATAGTGCAACAAAACAAGGTAGATTGCGTAATACATATTTTATTGTAACTTTATACTTTGATAATACTTCTAATAAAGAACTTATATTAAATAGATTAATTTCTCATTACGACATACAAATATTTTAATTATGGAAAATATTCAATCTCTTTCAGATCAAAATGCTGGTCAACTTACTCAGTTCAATGCTGGTGGTTCACATCAAGAAAACCAAAATGGAGGTATATCTCAAGGTATTGGTCCTAACGGTCAACAAAATATGGTTGAGCAAGGAGAGACGAAACTGAATGCAAAAAATTATATTTATTCAGATACTTTGAAAGTAGATAAAAATACTGTTAAGGATTTCTATTTTCCATCAAAGTATATTGGTAAAACATTTGCTGAAGTTTCTAAATTAATGGAACGTCCTGATTCCAAAAGAAAATATGATAGTATTGAGGAAGCTTCTAAGAAAAGAGATTTAGAAGCATTGATGTCAGCACAAGAAACACTCAAACAAAAGAGTCTTGAAAAAGATATGAATGAAATGATGATTAAACATCCAGAGTTCATGTCTTCAATGATGGCTCAACAACCACAAGAACAACCTATGGTAGATCCTAGTAGTGCACCAATAGAAAATCCTCAAATTGGTGAACAACTTCCTCCACAGTCTCCTATGGCTAAAATGGGAGGTTTTCAAAATCACTATGGTTTAGGTGGAGATTTAAAAGATATTGGTAGAAATTATGTAACTGCTGTGGGTGATTCTGCTTTAGGAGCATTTGGTATGGGTGATGTAATAAAAGATTCTGCTTATACTGGAGCAGGTTCTGAATTTACAAGAGGTGCTGCTGATGTTATGGGTAAGGTTGGTAAAGTAGCTTTACCAATTGTTGCTAACATGGTTGTTCCTGGTTCTGGAGCAGTTATAGCAGGTGCTCAACAAATGGGTGGTCAAGTTAATCCTCAAGATAATACACTAGATGGAAATGTAAACACAGCATCAATTCAACAATCTTTAGATTCTAATGGTAGACCAATTCAAACATTTGCTTATGGTGGTGGTTTAGGGAATCCTCCTGAAGGTGATCCACTATCAAATGAAGAATATTTGAATAGTCTTAACAAACCATTTGTTCCAAAAAAGATTGCTCCTGTCGCTCCTACTCCTCTCCCTATATATAATAGTTTATATCCTGCTATTAATTCAATTGATTATAGTGGTTCTGAAGATGGTGGTACAGCATTAGGAAGTAGACCTAGTATTGTTCGTGCTCCAGAAGTTCCAGAAGTTCCAGAAATTCCAAAACCTTCTAATGATGGAACTGTTTTTGATTTTGAAAATCAAAATGTACAACCTCCTTCTGAAAATCAAAATGTTCCTTGGGATAATAGTATGAGTTTTGCTTCTATGGATATGGTTAATACTAGTAATGGACTTAATGCTGATGGTAGTAAGGTTGGTAGTGGTGTTTTAGCATCACATAGTGGAACATTACCTGATCAAGGTGGTATTGGTACAAATGAAACAAAACAAACAGCTTTAAATGCTGCAGGTACATATTTACCAGCTGCATATAATATCGGTATGGGATTGTTTGGTAAAGTTGGTAAATTAAATGCTGAAGATTATATTAACAATACTAAACTTTCTAATTGGAGAAATAATATTAATCCTCAATTAAAAGCTAGTGATGAAGCATTTGCTTCTGGTCATGCTGGATTAAGAGGTTCTGGTGCTGGTGGTGGTGCTTATCTTGCTAATATGCAAGCACTGGCTAATCAACAAGGAATGCAAAAAGCAGGTATTCATGCAAATGCTGAAAATGATTATAATAGTCGTCAATTACAAATTGATCAAATGAACGCTTCCAGAGGTGATCAAGCTGCTCAAATGCGTTTACAAATTGCTCAATATAACGCACAAGCAAAAGCTGCTAAAACTAAAACATTGCAAGAAGGTTTAGGTCAAATTGGACAAATTGCTCAATCTAATACTCAAAATAAATTAGCAGCTTCTGCCAATAAAATGTATTCTCCTACTTATGGTGGAGATCAAGGAACGCATACTAGCTATGTTCAATATTTAGAGAATTTGGTTAATCAGAATAAAAATGCAAAAACAAATTAATTACTATCTTTGTTATTAAAAATATAGAATATGCCGTTTAGTCCATATAGTACTCCATTACAATTTGAATATAAACCATTAGGTTTAGAGAGATTTGCTGAACCATTGGTTCAAATGCAAAAACAGTATGATGATTTATCTACTGATATTCAAAAACCTACTTATGCTATTCAATCACTACCTGGAACTGATGAAGCGAAAGCTAGTCTTCTTCAAGCACATTATGATAAGCAAAGAGATGAAATGGCTTCTAATCTTATTAAGAATAGAAATACAAGAGGTGTGGCTAAGCAAATAGCAGAGTTAAATCAAATACACACTTCTCATCCTGAAATCCAAGCAATGCAAGGAAATCTTCAGAAATATCAAGAAGAAGCAAAAGTGCAAAAGAAAAGACTTGAAGATGGAAAGATCAGTGAAGATGAGTACAATAAATACATGAGTAATGCTATAAGCAATTATGAAAGTAAGAAAGGATTAAATTATGATTATTCTACTGGTACACATAATCCATTAAGTTTCAAATCATTGAGTGATGATTTACGTCCTGAAATGAATGAAAGGTTAGATGCTTTAACTAAAATGACAGCAGCTGATAAAACAGCTTATGCTACTAGATTAGGTGTTGATATGAAATCACTTACTAGAGTAACTGCAACTGGTTCTCATGAATCTGTTACTGAAAATGAATTGACTGATATATTAAGAGGTGCTATCATGTCAGATCCTCGTTATTTGAAATCTATTTCTGATAGAAAAGAACTTGATTTGGATTATTTAAAATATAATAATCCAGAAGCATACAATAGTGATATTAACAAGACATTAGAAAATACTCTTAGTAAAGCAGATACTCCAGAGTATCATGCTAAAATAGATGCTTTATTAGCAAACGGTACATCAGCAGAAAAAGAATGGGCAAAGAAATATATGAAATCTTCTATGTATTCTAATTTTGATTATGTGCAACAAATCAGAGAAGCTATTTCTAATGATCCGTCATCTGCTGAAGGTATTGCTAGAAATTTAGCTGTTGATAATCATACTCAGAATTATGTTAATAAAATGATAAACCCTAATGTTAAAGCTGGTGCTTATGACAAATATGAAAAAGGTGTATCAGAAGCTAATCTAAGTGCTGCACAGTTAGGAAGTATGGGATTAGGTGAAGATGGTAAAATTATTAAAGATCCTGTAGCAAATGTTGTTCCGCTTAGTGAAACAACTCCTTTTACTATTGAATCATTCGATGAAAGTATGGGTAAAACTAGAGAAAATATGAAGAATATCGTTAATACTCTTAATATTAATTCTAGTGTAGGGAAAGGCACTGGTGAATTTGGTAAAGTTTTTAAAAATGACTTTGATAAAGGAAATTACTATCAATTAGGTGATGAATCTAAGAAAATATTACAAGCATTTGATAAGAGTGGTGGTAATAGTTTTGAGAAATTTAAAGCTAATTATAAAGGAAAAGCTAAACCTGAAGATTTAAAACAATTATATTGGAACTTAGCTACTGATCCAAATAAATTAACCAATTTTAAAAATGCTGCTGGTACAATGTCTGTATTATCAACAAAATTAAAAACAGATGAAGGGATTAAACAACAAGTAATAAATAATTATAAACAAACTCCTGAGTATTCGGAAAAAGTTAAAAATGTTGTTGAACAATTAGAAGCAGATTATGAGTCTGCTAGAAGTGGTGCGGTGGAAACAGGAATGGAAAAAGAATTTACTCAAAAAAGTCCTTTAGCAATTGCTAAATCTTATGGTTTTAAAACATTAGAAGAAGCAGTTTACAATAGACCTGACCTTTTTGGTAAAAATGATTTATTCAAAGGTTTACAAACTAAAGCATATATGTCTGTATTTGAAATACAAGGTACTACTGCTGTCGATAAAGCATTACAAGCCAACACAAATACTTATTTAAATCAAGTTGTTGGTCTTAAAGGTGAAAATCTAAGAGGAATGAAAGATCTTGATGGTAATGATCTTATGAGTAATGAAAAACTTAAAGGAGGATTTAAAGATGGTGAAGCTGCATTAGGTATGGATTCATACGGTCGTGTTGCAATAGTAGTACCTTATAAATTGAAAGATGGTACTCGTATTAATCTTTATACTAAACCTAAACAAGGTATCGAATCTGATGGTAATTTAAACAGAATTGCTAAGAATATTTATAATGCTGTATCGACTGAAGGTGCTAAACAATTTGCAGGAGAGTTGTTATTTAATATGGCACATCCGAATAATCCAGTTAATAATTTTTATATTGACCCATTAGAAACAACTTCTGATAAACCAATAGATGTTTATCAATTTCCTTTAAATGGAACACAAATTAAAATTGTAAAAGAATCGCGTAAAAAGTCTGGTTCAAGGCAAGATGAACAAGCTAATCAGTATTTTACAGTAAAAGCTTTGAGAAATGGTAACTGGGTTTCTGTTCCTGATCCTGAGACAGGTGTTGAAATAAGAACAGCAGATATTCATCTTATAAAAGCTAAACTTGGATCATTATATGCAGATTAATTAATTAAATAGTATATTTGTAAAAAGATACTATTTAATTATGGCAAAAGTAAATAAACCAGCGAAACTAACATCGTTAGATGAAATCATCAGATTAAATAAAATTGACCAAGCTAAAGAGAACGAAGGTGGAGGTGCTATTAATAAAATATTAGGACCTACTCCTGAACAAGGTATATCTCATCAGTCAACATATAAACCTATCGCTCCTTCAGAAACTCAAACAATGTTCGATGAAGGTTATATTTCTGAAGAAGTTAGAAATAGTGGTGAATTTAGTTTAGATGATCTTCATAAGATAGCTGCTAGAGAACAAGGTTTTGCTGATTCATTTATGCAAGCTTCTCAAAGAGTTGCTTTAAACATTGTTCCTCAGATTGTTGGTGGTTTTGCTTCAATGCTTGATATTCCTGGTTATTTCGATGCTGAACATGGTGCTACTAATTCTATTGTCAATGCTGTAGCTGATTGGGAAGAATATGTAAATAAAGATATTGCTCCAATATATAGAGAGAATCCTAATAAGCCAATGGATTTTGGTGATTCTGCTTGGTGGTTTGAAAATGGTGCTGGGTTAGCAACTTCAGTAGGTTCATTTCTTGCTCAAGGTATGGGTGCTGGTACTATTGTAAAAGGTGCTGGGATGCTTGCTAAGGCTTCTAAAGTTGGTGGATTAGCTAAGTTAGGTATGAGTGCTAAAAATATAGCAGGAGTGAGTCAAGGAGCAAGTGCATTATTAACTGCTACAATGTTGAATCAATCTGAATCTACAATCAGTGCTACTCAAGTATATAATTCAACAATGGATCATTGGTTGAATGAAGGATATTCTGTTGACCATGCTAAAAAACAAGCTGCTACTGCTGCTGCAACTACCTATAATATCAATCGTGCAAATATTTTATTGAATCTTTCTTCAGCTAATTTATTTCTTCAACCAATGTCGTTAACTCGACAATTGTTAAAACCAGGTTCTATTGGTTCATCTTTAATGGAATTAGGAAAAGAAGCTGGTCAAGAAGGACTTGAGGAAATCATCAATACTGTAGGTGAACAAGCTGGTAAAGCTCACGGTAAAGGAGAAAAGTATGGAATGAAAGAACTTGGTGATACTATTACTAGTCCTGAAGCAATGGAAGCTGCACTTTTAGGTGCTGTGGGAGGTATTGTTCAAACAGGTGGTCAAAAAGCTCTTAGACATACTAAATTTGCTCCTTCTGCTCAAATAGATGCTGATGGAAATAAAGTGTCAGCAAGTCAATTTGAAAAAGATAGATATAATCATCAACAAATATTCATTCAAAATACGAAAGATAATGGTGTTGATATTGCTGAATCTTTTACAAATATGAAGAAACAAGTTGAACTTCAGAAAGATGTTCAGAATGCTAGCAAGCTTGTTAAAAATGATGAAAATCAAAAAAAATATGATGAATCACAACAAAAATTATTCATGAATACATTTTTACAAGCTGCTAAATATGGTGCTGTTGAAATATTAGAAAATTTAATTAAAGCAAGTAAATCAGATACTGATACTGTTGGTGATAAAGGGGTTACAGATGAGCATATCAAACAAGGATTAGCTAGGTTGAAAGTATTGGAAAATGTATATAACAACTACGAAGGATATTCTAATTTAGAAGATATATTTATCAATCGTGTTAATGATATTTATAATACCGAAAATTTAAAAATGACTAATGATCAGTTAATGACTGATAGAATTAAAGTTGATGAAGCTGCTAAAATAATTGCTAAAAAACATACTCATTATTCTGATGAATTTGTGTCTAATGATAAAACTAAATCAGGATTATCATCAAGAACAATTAAACGTCCTATGAGTTATTCATTGGACTCTGTATTAGAAGGAGATGAAAATGATAATTTACATAATGATTTTTCAACAGAACATGGTAAATTAAATAATGAAAATGAAAAATCATTTCTTAAAGAATTAAGAAATACTCCTGAGTATATTCAATATGAGAAAACTAAAAATGAATTAGTAGAATATGAAAATATTAAAACTAATGAAGAAACAGGACTAGATGTTCAATTCTTACATTTAAAATCACCAAAAGCACAAGAAGAATATAATAAAAAGCAAGAAAACCAAGCTCAAAGAGAAGCTGATAAAAAAGTAATTTTAGATGATAAAACTTCTATTGCAGATTTAGAGAAAATAGCTAGTGAATCTAAAGATAAAGATATTAAAGATGCTGCTAATGAAGCTGTTGCTGAAAAGAAAGTAAAACAAGCTGAGGTTATTCAGAAAAAGAAAGATGATGTTATTTATAACAAACATGCTTTCAACATTGTGAAATCGACAGACACTGATGAATTAGATTCTATTGGCTCAGATATATCAAATTCCACAGAAATATCTGATGGTTTAAAAACAAGACTTCTTCAATCTATTGAAAGAAGAAAACATGATTTAGAAAATGGTACTAATCTTTCTGATAAAGTTGTTGAAACATCTAACAATGATTTAGAAGATATTGATATTGCTGATAAATCTACAAATAGTGGTTTACCAACTGATTTTAATTCTACTGAAGTAGAAAAGAATATTATCAATGAAGTTGAAGAATTAGCAAAGAAGATAATTGAAAATGAACAATCTCCTTTGGTTAGTGAGAAAGGTGGTGTTGTTTGGAGTTTTGGTAAAACTACAGAAGGTCATAATAGAGGTGCTTATCAAGGTAGAAACTTTGTACAAATCAATGGTAAAGGTGTAGTTACTCGTGAAGAAATTACAAATGAATTGAATGATGTAAATCCTGATATTCTAAATCCAGATAAATTAAAAGCTGGTCATAAAATCAAACTTGTAGAAGATTTTGATTATGATGGAATGGTTTATGATTCTACTTCCAATACAAAAGGAGAGATTAAATGGTCTGATCGTAAGAAACAAATTGCAAATGATTCAGAAACACTTCAAAATGAAACTCCAATAGTTGCCATAGATATTTCTACTGGTAAAAAGTTATTCTATGTCCATGACATTAATTGGATGACTGCTGAAAATATTGATTCTACTTCTGAAGAATTATATAACGATATTCAATCATTGAAAGCAGTTCGTGCTAAAGTACTTGCTAGTGGATCTGAAGGTGTTGAAACAAAGATTAATAAAAAGACTTCTGGAATATTATTCAAGACAGTAGACAACAAATCTATAGCTCTTTCTGAAGCAATGCCTGATGAAAAACTTATCATGGTAATTGGAAAGGATGGAAATTATATTGGAACTAATATTGAGAATGATAAAATAATTGGTAGTGATAACATTAAAAATGGTTATGGTTACGCTATTGTACCTGTAGGAGACAAATTCATGGCTGTTCCATTGGAAAGAACTACATTATCTCCAGAAGTTGTCGAAACAGTTGTGCAAGCAGTAAAAGCACATTTTGAAAATGATGATAAAATTGTTCAAGCAATTGCTGGTTCTACTGGTGATGATATTTCTACTCTTACAGGATTAGCTAACTACCTACGTAAATTTACTTACTTATTTCCAATTCAAGGAAATGGTAGTTTGAAACAAATTATTGCAAATTCTACAAAAGAGTTTGATTCATCTAATCATTTATTAAGTATTACTGGTAATGGTATTGAATTTGCTAAACCTAATAAATCAGGATCATTTAGATTTATTTCAAAAAATGTACTTGAATCTATAAGTAATATAGATGAAACACTTAATAAATTAAGAATACATTTAAGTGGTTCACTTTCGAATATTGAAAAAGTTGCTTTACAGAAAAAAGAAAACATCTCTACTATCAATGAGAATGGTGAATTAACTACAATACCATACAGAGATCATATTAAAAAATCTCATAAAACTAATGTGCTTTCTGCTAAAATAGAAACAGAGAATGGAGATAAATATGTTTATACTTATCAACAAGGAATTACTTTCGATACAACTTTTGCTGATGTTTCTAATGTTGGTAAAATAGATAATAATGTTTCTGAAAAAATAGAAGAACTCAATATACAAATTAATAAATTAGAAGAACTAAGAAGTATTACATTTAAAAGAATTTTTGGAAATAGTTTAGAACTTGTTGAAACAAGTATTCGAGACAATACAGATATTGTTTTACAAACAACAGGTGTAAATATTTATAGTGATTTTATAGAACCTTATAAAGTAGATTTTGCAAATATTAAGAAAATTTTTAACGGTGTCAATAATTCTTATGACATAGAACTAAATTCTTATAAAGAAGAATTAGCCGCTTTAAAACCTTTAATATCTTCTCAAGTTTCTACAGAAGCATTTATTGTAAATAAACATATACAACAAGTTTCCAATATAGAATCTAAAGAAGATGTTATAATAAGAAGAAAACAAGAAGAATTGAGTAACTTAACAACTGGCTTAATAAGTGGAGCAAATATAATTTATAAGCAGTTAAATGAAAATAAAATTTATGTTGCATCAAAAGGACAATATGCATATTATGTAAATAGAAATGGAACAGCTAATCCACCAGTTGACTTTCAAGGTGAAGTTGTTGCTGTATCTAACAATGGATATAAAGTAAAAAAATCAGATGGTTCAATTTCTAATTGGATAAACTATAAAACAACAATGGATAGGGGAGCAACTTCATATAATATGTTCTCAAAGGTTAAATTAATAGAAGCTAATAAAACTGAGATACAAAAATTAAAATCAGAAATAACTGCTTTAAAAGCTATTCAATCTCAAGTATCTATCAATGCATCTGTTGAAGAAATAGAATCTAAAGCTCAAACAATTGCTGATAACATCAATGAATATTCTATTGATAGACTACTAGAACAAATAAAAGATTTAGAAGGAGGTCATTATAATGAATTTCAAGAAAACTTCATGACTCCTCTTACGGATTCTGAAGTAGTTGATTTAATTGCTATTCGTAAACGTGCTATTGCAATTCGTAATGAACAAGCAGATAAACCAGTAATTCCAGTTAAAAGAACTTTATCTGATGGTGAAATCTTTGAAATCAAAGAAGATGATGTTGATATTTCAGATAATGATTTAGATGAATATGCTGATGATTTACCTAAAGTTTCAGAAGGTACTGAGAATGCTTTATCTACAGAACTTGATAGATTGCAAATTAGAGGATTACTTCCAGATCAACAACAATCTTTAATTAATTATATTTCATCAACTATTAATGATGAAGCAATTAAATTAAAAAATATTAATCCAAAAGGTAAATTAGATACAACACCAATCTTTGAACAAAAGAAAAAAGCATTAGAGGAAAGAGCTGAAGGGTATAGATCTAGTAATATGCCTAATAAAGCTGCTAAAATTGATTTGATTCTTGCTCAGTTTGATAAAGTTAAACAACTTACCAATGAACATATTAATTTAATGACTACTGGTAAAGTTTCTGATACTGAAATTAATGATGATTCTATTGATTCTGAAGAAGTTTCTGGAGGAAGTGAGAATACTACTCATTCAGATGATTGGACATTAACTACAGACTCTAAAATGACTGCTTCTATTGAAGTAAAACAATTTCTGAGTTTTATTGAAATTAAAGAAAATGGATTAACTAAAATGAATGATCTAGGTTTCCCTGAAGTTATTCTTTTTGATAAAGCATACAATACATTACATGAAATATTACAAGGACTTCCTGCTGACTATGAGCAATTAGAAAATAGAATGATTGCCTATACTGAGTTTTTTCCTTGGATTCAAACAGTTATTGAAAAATTAGATAATGCTCCAGATAATGTGAAAAATGGATTTGTTTCTGATATGACTAAACATGCTATCAAAATGCGTTTTGTTATGTGGACACAACATCCTAATGGTTCATATTCACTTGTCGATCAAGATGCTAATTCTACTTCTATACAGAAACAATTGATTGCTCATTGGAGTGCTAATATCAAAACTGCTGATAATCCTAGAAGTATTGTTACAGTTGATAAAGATGGTAATCATGTATTTGATAAAGAAAAAGCTGAATTGATTATCAAACAAGTTGAAGAATGGAAAGATGGAATTAAAGAAACCACTCCAGATATTGAATCTGTAAAAAGTTGGTTAAGTGCTTTTGGTATTATATTAAATCCTAGAACTTTAAAAGATTTACAAGATGGTAAGTTTAGAAATAATGGTAAAGTATCTTATACAGGATTGTTTACTCAAAGTAATGGTTTAATTAATGTTCTTTCTGGAAAATTAAAATCTGCTGTTGATTCTAAAGCTACATTGGAGGATGTCAAAATTCTTAACGATACTGTTATAAAATCATTAGCAACGATGAATGCTTTATATGAATCTAATGTATTCAGTAATTCATTCAATGCTGGAGGTAAAACAATCTATTCATTTACCAATAATAAATTTGTAGTAAACAGAGTACGTGATTTATCTGCAACTGATGCTGAAGGTAATTTGGTAAACACTAAGCTAATAGAAGATTTACAAAATATATCTTTTACTCAGCATAGTTTATGGTTGAAAGATTTGACTTCTGAAGATAAAGCATTAGCAATTGCTTTCAGAGAACAATTAGGAGTTGATTACTTATCATTAGAAGCATTGAAAAAACAATTTACATCTTCTAAAGATAATCGTAAATTAAATAATTTAAATGAAGATGAACATGAAGTAATTAAACTTGCTTTATTCTTCAATAATTCTGGAACAATTTACGATGGTGAAACTCGTAGAAAAGTATCATACTTCTATCCTACAATGTCAGATAAGAGTTCTATGATGATTATGAACAGTTTATCTAATGAAGTTTCATTGAATGTAGATGGTTCATTATCTGCTAAATCACTTGATAAATTATATGAAGCATTAGTACTTCCAGAAATACAACGAATAGTTTCTAAACAAGCAACTACTATAAATGGCTACAATCCAAATGCTTTCTATTTTGTACCAACACTGAATACTAAAACAGTAGAAGTTGGTGAAGAAACTAAAACTATCTTGGAATACATCAAAGAAGGTAGATTGGATGAAGTCAGAGGTGATATACAAGAAGAAGTTAAAGTATTGTTTGAAAAACTACTTGCTGATAAAAAAGCTGATTGGTCACGTTTAGGAATTGGTAAAATTGATAAAGATGGTCATTCATTCCTTAGTGGTGATTATATGCTGAATGTAGCTAAAGGAACAAAGGAAACTAAAATTAATTACGCTGCTAGTGATTTTCTATTTAATAGTTTGATTTCTAATTCTGAAGCATTCAAACTTATCATTGGAGATCCAGCACAATACTCAAAATTCAAAAATGGTAAATCTATTGAAGCGAATCTGGAAGAAAGTTTTATCAACATTGGAAAAAGATTGGCAGGAGATATAGCTCCTGGAGTTGAACTTGCTAATGCTGAAAATAACAAATACTATCAAGTATTTTTGAACGATAAGAAACTTACTAGTAAAGCGTATGATAATAAAATTCAAGAAAATCTAAGTCCTGAAGTAAAAGCTAAATATGGTCTTGATAAAGAAGGAAAAGCTAGTATTGAAGGTTCTGATGCACAAGAGTATACTACTTGGAAAGAACACCTATATGTAATGAAACAGTTAGGTAAATTGACTGATTTACAGTTTAAAAGAATCACTGATAGATTGACTCAAAAGTTAGGTTTATCATTTGAAGATTTACAAACTGTTCTTCAACCAATGAAACCTGTATATGTAGGAAATCAAGCAGATAGAAATGAGAATATAGATCGTAGAATTTATATCAAATCTTCTAGTTTCCCATTAATTCCTCAGTTAACAAAAGGAATGGAAATTGATAAAATTAGAATCGGGTTAGAAAATTTTGAAAATTCTAACGAACATGGAGCAACTGTAAGAGCTTCTTTCAATACTGCCAATAAAGTTGGTCTTATCAAAGATTCAGTAGATGTATTCGATGATAATGGTAATGTTATCGATGGATTTGAAGTAACTGAAAAGAATACTTTATACCTTGAAAGAAAGAACTTCAGAATACAGCAAGAAGTTCCTTACAATCACGAAAAAGAAGCTATTAATATTGGTACTCAAGAACGTAAGTTATTGTTTAATAATATATTAGACATGAAAGGTTTCAAACTTGATGGTAAAGAACATACTGGAGAATCTTTGAAAGAAATTTACGATCAAACATATAAGGAAATGTTTGAGTACAAAAAGAAACAATTATCTGAAAGATTAGGAATTACTGATTCTGGAAACATACCAGTGACTAACCTTAGAGATATTCTAGTGGCTGAAGTAAAGAGTCGTCAGGGTTATCCTTTGAATATTCTTTCATCATTAGAATTGAATGCTCAAGGAACTGATTTTAAAATACCATTATGGGCAAGTCCTTACGCTGATAAATTCGAAAGTTTATTAACAGGGGTTATTAATAATGGAATTATCAAGCAAAAATTCAATGGTCATTCTTATATTTTAGGTTCTGAGGAAGGGTTTAAAATCAAAAAGGATGCTACTGAAGAAGATTTTTCTCAATCAGGAATAGTATTTACTGATTCATTTGATGCAAAGAAAGGATTACAACCAATGAGATTTGATTCTAATGGTAAACTTCTTCCTGCTCAAATAATGATCCCATTCAACTTTAAAAACAAAGATGAAAATGGTAAAAAATTATCATTAAAAGATTTTGTTAAAGATGGTCCTAATGGTAGAAAAACTATAGATTTAGATAAAATTGATCCAAAAATATTACAGTTATTTGGATTCCGTATTCCTACACAGGGACACAATTCCATGAGTACAGTTGAAATAGTAGGTTTCCTACCTGAAGAATCGGGAGATTTGATGCTAGCACCTAGAGATTTCACTGTACAAATGGGATCTGATTTTGATGTTGATAAAATGTACAGTTACATGTATAATGTTCAATTACAAGATGGAAAATTAATTACTGAGTTTGAAGATGGATCAATAGAAACATTACAAAATAAAGTATTGGATATTCATCATTCAGTTCTAGCAAATACTGATCCTGAAATGATTCGTTTCATAATGCAACCAGATTCATTTGGTGAATTTGAAAAATTAGCTGCTGATGTTTATGGTTTCCGTAAAGAATCTGGGAAAGTTGAAAACACAGTTACTATTCTTTCTGATTCTTATCAACGTAATAAATATATCAATGCTACTGCAGGTAAGGATGGTTGTTTAGGATATGGTACAAAAGTATTAATGTTTAATGGAAAATTTAAAGAAGTTCAAGATATTATTATAGGAGATCAATTAATGGGTATCGATAGTTCTCCTAGAAATGTATTAGAATTAAAAAGAGGAGTTGAGCAAATGTATATTGTTAAACAAAATAAAGGTATTGATTATCGTGTAAATGAATCTCATATTCTATCATTGAAACAAACATTTCAAGCTCAATATCACCAACCTCAATTTAATAAGATTAGAACAGTTGATAAATCAATAATGTTAAAACCAAAAAGAATTGAAACTTTAAATATTAAAGTTTCTGATTATAATAATTCTATTAAAAATTTAAAGAAAACAACTAAAGGATATAAATCAGAAGGTATTGATTTCAAAGAAGAAAAACTATCAATAGATCCTTATTATATAGGGTTATGGTTAGGTGATGGTGTTACAAAAGATATTCAAGAAATAGCTACTATTGACGAACCTATCAGAAATTACCTAAGTAATAATTATGGTATAAAAAGTGAATATGGTCCTAATAATATTTCAAAAAGAGTTTATCCTGATAAACTTAATGAAAATTTTAAATTAATTTTTAATGTTAGTAAACCTGGATTATTACCAAGAGGAAAGCATATTCCTGATTGTTATTTATATAATTCTAAAGAAAATAGATTAAAATTATTAGCAGGATTGATTGATTCCGATGGTCACTATTGTAAGATTAATAAACAATATACTTTTAGTAACATTAATGAAACTTTAATCAATCAAGTTGCTTTCTTAACAAGAAGTCTTGGTTTTTATACATGTATTTATAAAACGGAATCTAAAATTTCTAAAAGAGGAATGACTGAACAAATTTGTTATAAAGTTAATTTTGTAGCAGAATGTGATATACCAGTATTATTAGAAAGAAAGAGACGATTATCTAATTCTAATTTTAAAAATAAATTACATACAGGAATTACATTAGAGAAAGATATAGTTGATAATTATTATGGATTTGCTTTAGACGGTGATCATTTATTTATGTTAGAAGATTTAACAATTACACACAATACAGGTAACTTCTCTTTGGATTCTACTTTCAATGCTATTATTCAAGGAAAAGATTTAGTTTACTATGAAGGAGAATCACCAATTAAACCTGGTACATATGCTGAATTAATTTCTACAAATCTTTCTAAATTTACTTTTGGTAATATTACTTCTCGTGGTGATCTTTCGAATAAATATACTTTGAAATCTCAAGCATTATTGAAAAGAGGAAATCTTACAAAAGAAGAAAAGTTAAGTTTGAAATTGAAATCTTCAGTTATTCAAGGATTACAATCTTCTGCAGTAGATAATGAGAAAGCTCAAATACTTGATAAGTTAAATATCAATTCTACTACTTTTGATGTTATTCGTGCGATGACTCAATTAGGATTTGAAGAAGATGAAATAGTTGGATTACTTACTCAAGATATTATCTGGGAGTATGTATCAACCATGAAATCTTCTAATTCTTCATTAGTTGGGTTTACTCCTGATGCTGTTGAAAAATTTAAATTTATAACGGAAGCTAAATATGATCCTAACCGTAGAATGTTAGAAGAATCTTTCAAGAAATCTGATTACGATAAAGAATCAGGGATTGAATTACTTGGTAAATTATCAACTCCTCAATTAATCGATAGTCAAGAAACATTAGATTCTAATATCACACAATTAGTATTACTTGATAAATTCTTAAAATTAGCAGAAGTTGGTAAAGCGATTAAAAGTGTTCAATCTGCTATCAATACTGAATCATCAGGTCTTCCTAAAAACTTACTTGAAACATCTAGTAAAGTTGAACAGATACATAAGTTAGGAAGTGGTCCAATTGCAAATGCTTCTGATTTGTTAGGTAATTATAAAGATAAAAAATTAATAGAACCTACAACAATCAATGGATTTGCTGCTTATCATGGTGCTATATTTGCAAATGGAATTTATGCTAAATATTTCCCATATGTCAATAAAGGATTCAATAAACAATATGATGAATTATTAGAACATCAAGGTGCAAGTGAAGGATCTCAATCAAAACTAATCGATGTTAAAATATCAATGTATAAGGAAATGAAATCATTCTTTTATACTAAATCTGATTTGGGATTATACGATGGTAATTTAGCATCTGAGCAATCAAGATTATTTATTGATAGTGCTAACAATAAATCTTTAGCAACTATTTTGAAAACATTATCTGAAAAGAAATGGTTCAAGACTAATAATTTCTTGAATAAATTAGCATTTAATGTTAATCAAAATGGACTTGCTTCTAAAGTTGAGTTTATGGCTTCTGCTGGAGAGAATTATGATGAAAGGTCTATCTATATTGGATTCCTTAAATTACTCGATGATAATGCTTCTATTGGCTCATTCAATGGTGTTGAGTACACAACAAGATCATTAGCTCAAGATTTAATTGCTTATGCTTTCTTGGAAGGTGGTCAACAAGGTGCTAAACAATTCTTGAAATATGTACCAGTAGAATATCTAAAAGGTATGGGATTCGGTGAAGGATTAAATTCTGTAGGTTTTGATTATGAAGATGATTTTGGTGGTAATGGAGATGTTTATATAAGTCCCTCTAAGTTCACCATTCAATATTTCCAAAACAATCCTGAGAAGGCTAAAAAGATAGATGTTTCAGAAATCAAAAATTATGATGGAAAAATAGAGACTTTAGATAGTTTTAGATTAAGTAATCCCGAAAGTAATTTTGTATCATACCAAAACGATCTAGGTGATTCATTGAGTACTCAAACACAATTTGTTTCAATTTATGATCCTAAATTAAAAAGTAAGTATGCTTTATATCAATTTGATACTCAAAATCAAATATATAAAAAGATACAAGTACTTTCTGGTCGATACGGATTTAGACAATATAATGCTTCTGATAATATTCTAGTGGCTGTTCAACCAGCAATTGAGAAAGTAATTCCTCAAGTTATAGAACTTGGTGTACCAACTCCAGGAGCTACACAGGACTTATCAGATCTATTCAAAACTACTGAACATACATTTACTCCAGATGCAGCACATATCAGTTCTCCAATAGAAAAATTAGGAGATATTGATGTAAATGTAAAAGCAAATGGTGAAGTTGCAATCAAAGGTTTATTGAATGGGTTAATAGAATCAAAAACTATCAATCCTTATTTGAAATCACTTGCTGAAGCTTATGTTAATTTAAAACTTCCTTCTGAAATAAAATTAGAAATTACTGAAGAAGGTGGTCAAGGAATGTGGTCTGTTACAAATAACCAATTGAATTTAAATAAAGAGGAGTTAAAAGATACAGATGTAGATACTGTTGCTACAACAGTTTTACATGAACTTACACATACCTTCACAAGTAAATCTATCAAGCAATGGAGAAAAGATCCTAATTCTGTTTCTGTTGAACAACGAGTAGCTATTAATAAATTGGAAGGTCTTCGTAAAAAATATGAATCTTATTTGAGAAAAGAAGGTCGTGGAAATGATCTTACTAATTTTACTGTATCGTATAACGCATGGGTAAAGGATAAAACTAAAAATGCTGATTTCACAGAAAAAGATTTATCTGAATTATATGGAGCTGTTAAATTAGAAGAATTTGTAGCAATGGTTTTAACAGATGTTCAATTTCAACATATTTTAAATAATATTATTGATTCTGATGGTAAAACAGTGTTATCTAAAATATTAGATGAGTTGATAACTATTATGAACTCTTTGTTGAAAACAGTTGGTGTCGATTTAAAAAATGATAGTTTATTAAGAAATACATTAATTGAAATAAATAATTTAATTACTGTAAATCAAAATATAATTGATACTACAAATACTGAATCAAAAGATTCTATTCAGTCAATTATAGAGAATCAAAATATAAATGATAACTTTACAGTTGAAGATAATCTTCCTTCAATAGAAGATCTTGAAGAACTAGAACGAATTTGTAGATAATATGGGAGCGATAAATTGTCCAGTAAAAAATGGTCCAGAATGGCAGAGGTTATTAAAACAAGTTGGTCCTCAAATGGCTAACATTGTTTACATCTATCATAAACAAGAATTACCTGAAATAAAAACTTTGACTCAGACTAAAACTGAGTTAAAGTTTAAAAGTAGAGTTGAGGATTTTGCTCCTATTAGTAGACGAATTAAGAAGTATAATCAAAAAAATAGAACTGCTCATTATTTTACTAAAAATAGAATATATGGTAATACTTTTGAATTAGAATTACATCTTATTTATTTACCTGTAAATATTGAAAAACAACGTCAGCGAAAAGAATCTATTAGTAGACACTATAGAGTTGATAACATTGATAAAAAAGCATTTACAGAACTTTATCCAGATAATAATGTAAAAGATGTTCAAACAAATCCTGTTAGACCAAACAGACCATTTGGTATGGATGGTTCTATGGATAGAAATATTCAAACAGTAGATTCTGAAGGAAATGTTGTACATCCAGATAATATTAATGATGAAGATTACTTACCTACTGTAAAACCAGGTGTACAAGATTTATTTGAAAATAATAATGAATTATTTTCTATTGGTACACAAAAACAATATTCTGATTATCTTGATACTGTGTTCCCTAATAGTAAAATAAAGGATATTGTTTATCACGGTACTAATAATATAGGTTTTGATAATTTTTCAAAAGAATTACTAGGTTCTAATACAAATGCACCATCTGCTAAAAAAGGTTTTTTCTTTGCTGGAAATAAGGATGCTTCTATGGAATACTTTCAAGAAGGTAAGTCAAGAAACTATAATACTGATGATGAATATTATGATGATTTAATTGGACCTAATCACAAACCATTAAATGACATAGAAAGTATAGATGATCACATGAGTCTTTATTTATCTGAACTACACACGGATTTATTCATGTCTTTAGAAATGGCTAGACGAAAAGGATCTGATCAAAAAGAAATTGATCGTATTAATAAGTTTTATGCAAATGAAATAAAAAATTATGAGAATGAGATAAAAAATACAAGAATTAAAAATACTAAGATTTATTCTATTCTATTGAATAGTTTAAATCCTTCTATTACTGATTATAATTATTCACGTAAAAGAGTACAAACATACGCTTCTATTATTGAGGAAGCTCAAGAAAAAAATAAAGATAGTGTAATATTAAAAAATACATACGATCCAGTATTAACTGATATTTATGTAATGTTTGAACCTGAACAAATTCGCATATTAGGTTCAAAAGAAGATGTTCGAGGATTCAAAGATTTTGTAAAAAACACTACTGTTTCTACTACAGCAGATGAAGATTTTCTTCTACCAACAGCTAGTAAAAATGTCACACAAGTTGAAAAACTTAGAAGAAAGAAATTAGAATTGGATTTATCTAAGACTAAAGATACTCTATCTAAGACAACTGATCCGACAACTATTAAAGAACTTCTTGCTAAAATTGAAGATTTAAAAAGAAAAATTGATGTTAATAATCAGAACATTATAGTTTCTACAAATATCAATACTTTTGAAGATATTCTAATATTTGCAGATAGTCAATTGAAAGATGTTACTGAACTTTTATCCAAAGATACCATATCAGCAGAGAATATTCTATTTGCTGAAAGAGTACTTAACCTTTGGAGAAAAGCAGGTGATTTTACTACTAATGAAAATGAACATATTATACTTGATGAGGATGAATTTAATTCTCCTGAAATAGAAGACGCTTTTAGATTGAGAGCTGTCAATGCAGAAACATTAGAACGTAAATTAAATAAAGTTAGAGAAGAACATATTATTGCTTTTGTTAGACAATATACAAATACTAATATGTCCAAAGAAGATATATTTAAGTATTTAAAAGATAGTGGTAAATTGAGTAGTCTTGTTTTAAATTTAGGTACTCACGAAGATGCTTTACTTCAAACTATTTATGCAGCAATTGAATCAGCTAATATAAAGGCTCAGATGGAAGCTCAAACTCATTGGGAAACATTTGATCGACTTACTGATAAAGTGCTCCCTAAGTTAAAATCTATGGGTAATAGTAATCCTTGGAGAGCATTTGAACAAACTACTGATTCTGGAAAAGGAACTGGGAAACTTGTACATAGATTTTCTACTGAATTTTTCGAACAAATCAATAAATTACGTTATCAAGCATTCTCTAAGAAAGATGCTGTTACTGGAAAAGACAAAATCAATAAAAAAGAAGTTGAAGCTTACTACGATTGGTTAAATAAAAATACGATTACTTTTGATGCTCGTAAATTATTTACTGATGAACAATTGAATGCAGGTCATTTCGATGATAAATTTCTATTTACATACAGTACATTCACCGATAATGACAAAGCGAACCATATTGCAGAGCTTAAACAACAATTAGGTGAGAAAGGTTATGAATTTTATCATAGTCGTTTAGAGAAGAAATTTGAGAAATTTAAATTAGATCGTGAAGTTGCTTGGAGTAATATTGAGGAGAAAGAATTATCTCAAGGAGACAAAGAACAATTATTTATAGATTGGAATAAAGAAAATTCACCATTCTGGGGATCTGAGCTAATAGAAAATCCTAGTATGCGATTGAAACCAGATGCTAAAAGTTTCTACAAAGCAAATGGTGTTAATAATTATAGTTATCAAGTACCTAAAAAATTTATTGATAATAAGAAAACTAAATGGTATGATAGTAACTTTGAGAAAATAGAAAATGATTCTGATTTATTGGAGTACTATAATAATATGTTGGACACATTAAAACAAATGAAATCTTTTCTTCCAAAAGATAAACAAAGTTTGATGGGTATAACAGATATTCCTAAAATGAAAGCATCATTAGTTGATAATTTTTCAGAAAAAGGAGTAATGATGGGAATTAAACCATTATGGGATGCTTTTCAGAAAATGAAAACAACTACTGATTTATCGACTATTGAGAATAGAGATGTTGATCCGTGGGATGGTCAAGTTGATAAATCAATAAATGTCCAATTTATTGAAGATACTAAACAAAAAGTAAATGCTATTGTTAAAACTGATGTTTTACAGTATAGATTGGAAAATAACGGTACTGATCCTTCTACTGAAAAATTAAAAGAATTTAGAGAAAATGCTAGACAAAAATTAAGTCAAGATAATTCATTTGATTTGACTAAGATAATGAAAGCATATACTTTAATGGCATTAGGATATAAACATAAATCAGTTATTGAATCACATATTAAATTGGTTGAAAAAGCATTTAAAAATAAAGAAGAAATAATTACCAATAAAGCAGGTATTCCTAAATTGAATGATTTAGGTGAAGTAGAAACTAAGAAAGATGGATTGGTTAATATGAAATCTCAATTAGAACATTATACAAATGCAATGTATTGGGGAACTGGTAGTAGAAAAGTAGAAGGTGTTTCTAAAACTAAAGCATATACTACTGAAGAAAAAGCAAGATTGAAGGAATTACAATCTTTAATTGAAAAAGCAGTAGAAGAAAAAGATATTCTTCATTTACAAAGTGAAATAGATTCTCTTGGTGGATTTGTTGCTGGAAGTGCTATTGGTGATATGGTTTTGAAGTTTATGACTTACAGAGGAT